AAGTATTATCTGGGAATATCTCGGAGATAGTTACCATTCCGGGTTAAATAGAATAACTTATGAGGAAGTTATACATGATACAAGACCTATACAAACAAAAAAGGTCCTTGGAGTTGAAGTGGGAACAAGAGCATATTAACGAAGATAGATATACTCTTAACATGGTTAGACTTGACGATAAGATTAGACAAGTCATTACTGAGATAAAGCTTGAAGAAGCTCAAATCGCCCACAGGCAGAATAACGTTGAAGGTGCTGCTCCACAAGTTTCTGTAGCTACTTAGACAAAAGCTACATCGCTGAAATGCATAAATACCTAGGGCTCTCTTGCACTCTACTTAAAACTAAGATATAAATTACACACTACATATAATAATTTTTTATTATGGGTATTCAGGCTTGTGTAGTAGTACGCACCCAGAGACTGCAATACCAATTTAACACTGGGAAACAAAGGAAAAATAAAATGGCAGGAACACACTTTAAAGGCGCAGTAAAATTCTCAAGCGCAACACCGGCACTTCAAAATTTAAATATTGGAAATTGGCCGGATCAAGTTTATTACATGGACGATTTTTTAGATCATGTTTTCAATGCAGGAGGAGCAGCAGGAAATTTTTGGTCTGTAATTGGTAATACTAACAGTCCAACTGCATTAAATACATTGACTCAAGATGGTAGTTTAAATGGAGAAGTTAATTCTGTACCAGTAGGTGCAGTAAATGATGGAACTATGATTCAAGGTAACATGAACTTTGCTACTCCAGCAGCAAGAGGCAATAGATTATATTTTGAATGTAGAACTAAACTTACTACAGTAGCAGGAGGCGTTTTTCAAGGCGGTCCAAATACTTTTTGGGGATTAGCTGAAGAAGGTGCGGCAGCAGGTAGTACTTTTGGTGCAGCAGTTACAAACCTAGTTGGTTTTAAAAGTTTAGCAGGAGCACTTCAATTAACAGCTTGTATTAAAGGACCAAATGGTGCTGAATTACAAATTACTCCTACTGATCCAAACTTAGTTACATTAGGTACAATGGCGGCAAACACTTTTGTTACTTTAGGTTTTGAATTAGTAAACTCACCAGCAACAGCAGCTAACGGACAAGTAAAATCAAGTTCAGTTAATTATTACATCAACAGAAGACTTTACGCTTCTTGTTCTTCTAGAACAGCAAATGGTGTAGCTAGTTCTCAATTTGTAGCAGGAAATCAATCACAAGCAGCAGTAGCTTATGATACCTTTCCACCAACTGCAACTGCAGCTGCAAGAATGGGACTAACTTGGGATATGATTTTAACTATAGCAGCAGCTAATACTCTAACTAGTGATTACTTTATGGCATCACAAGACAGAGGAATTACTTACGCACCGACTAACTAATAAAATTTAACTGAAGCCCTTCGGGGCTTCAGTATTAAATTAGGAGAAAAAAATTATGAGTAATGTAACAGCAGTAAAAGCAAAATTCATGGCACCTTTAGGTGCTAGTACAACGAATGTAGCAGCTAACCAAACAACTACGGGGACTACAGATATTGTTTTAGCAGCTACGGCAGCAGGGTTTGATAATTGGAGTAATGTTGCAACTACATTAAAGTTTACATCAGGTAGTGCCACAACTAACGCAATTGTTTTTACAATTACAGGTACTGATGAAAATGGTTTAGCTGTTACAGCTACACACACAGGACCAGCTGGAAATGCAAATAATGACACAACACAAGTATTTACTTCAGTCACACAAATTTCAAAACCAACGACTGCTACAAGTTTATCTATAGGAACTAATGCTTCTGCGTCAGGACCAATATTTTCTGGTAGAACAAGAGTAAGAGGAATGCATGTACACTCTTCAACAAATGCAGTTAGTTTAATTGTTAGAGATTCATCTATTACAGGAGTAGTTGGATTACAACTTGGTATTCCTGGTGGAGTAACTAATCAAACAGATCCATATATTCCAGATAATGGTATCTTATTTCCAAATGGAGCATACACAGACGTAACAGGTTTAGGTTCAGCAACATTCTTCTTTGACGGTTAGGATTACATGGCAAATACAACTTCAGGAACTACAGTTTTTGGAAAAAACTTTTCTATCGACGAAATTGTTGAAGAAGGTTATGAAAGATGTGGACTAAGAGGAGTTGCTGGTTACCAGTTAAAAACTGCTAGAAGATCTTTAAATATACTTTTTCAAGAATGGGCTAATAGAGGAATTCATCTTTGGCAAATTGCTGACGGCTATGCAACACTAGTTGCAGGTACTAAAGAATACATTGGTTACCGTTCAGATACTGATGGTACTTCTACATTGTTAGACATTGCTGGAGCCGCTGTTTATGGTATTGATGATGTCTTTGAAGCGTCTTATAGAAATAACGCTGGAACTACAAATCAATCAGATGCACCTTTAACTAAAATTGCAAGATCTACTTATTCTTCTTTGTCTAATAAACTAGCAGTAGGACAACCTTCTCAATATTGGGTTCAAAGATTTATAGATAGAGTATCTATAACTTTATACACGACTCCTGGAGCAAGTCAGGCTGGTGATAGAATTCAATTTTATTACATGAAAAGAATACAAGACGTAGGAAATTACACTAATGGTGTTGATGTTCCTTATTACTACATGCCTTGTATGTGTGCAGGTTTAGCTTATTATTTAAGTCTAAAATATGCACCAGACAGAACACAAAATTTAAAAATGTTATATGAAGATGAATTACTAAGAGCGGAGGCAGCGGATGGTTCGGAAACGAGTACGTTTATTACACCGAAAACATACTATCCTGGAATTTAATTATGGCACGATTTGCTCAAGGAAGATACTCACTAGCGATATCAGACATTAGTGGCCAAGCATTTCCTTGGAATGAAATGGTTACTCAATGGAATGGTTTATTTGTACATTTTTCTGAGTTTGAAAGTAAACAACCACAACTAGATCCAAAACCAAGTGCAGCAGATCCAACAGCTTTAACTACTACAAGACCCCAACAAGATTCACCAGATAGTTTAAGATTTTTAAGTTTTAATCCTATTAGTACTTTATCAGCTGGTAGTGGTATTATAAATATTTTTGAAGAAAACCATGGAAGACAGTATGGAAGTTTTGTAAAATTTAGAGGACCTTCTGGCATTGCAGGTGCTTTTAATAATATTGCTAATATAGATGGTATAACTGGAGCTCAAATTTGTGATCTTAATGGTTTTACTATTATTCCAGGGAGACGTGTTTCAACAGCTACAACTATTACTACTACTATTGATGCCACTCAAACGACTGGAATTATTTTAACTAGTGTAACTGGGTTTCAAGTACAAAGTCCTCGTACACCAGGAAGTGTAGATTTTTTTTCTGGAGGTACACCTATTAATGGGATTAAAATGGGCACAGAAATTTTAGTCTATACTGGAATAAGTATAACAAAAGAATTAGAAGGAGTTGTTAGAGGTACTTTTTCAAGTACAGCTGCAGCACACACTGCTGGAGATACTGCAAGATGTCTTCCTGATCCTTTAAATAACTATAATGTAACTACTGCTGGAACAGCAATTTCTGGACAAACCCGTGGAGGAGGTTATAATACATCCTCAGGACCAGTAACATTAAAAGCGATAGGACCACAATAATGGCATTTGTAAATGACGGATTCACATACGCAACTTTAACTACAGCAATTCAAAATTATTGTGAAGTTGATACTTCTGTTTTTACTGCAACTGTTACGGATCAGTTTATTGGGAATGCTTGTTTAAGAGTAATGAGAGATTTAAACACAGATTCAGATAGAGCTTCTATGGTAGGTTCATTAGTTATTGGACAACAATACATTAATGCTCCAGCTGGTTGTTTAGCGGTTAGGTCAATTCAAATTACTGAAGATGATACTACACCAGATACTCAAGTATATTTAGAAAAAAGAGATGTTACATTTTTAAATGAATTTAATAAGTTTGCAGACCAAGGAAATAGTGCAACTACTGGAAGAGGTTTACCTAAATATT